GTGTGCCGTCTTTCAGATTGTAAACCTCAACAGAACCACAATGAGGGCATACAACACCGTTAGACCAACGAACCGCACGAAAATGGTCAACACATTTTTTCTCATCAGAGAAAACTTGCATCATATCAAATAAAGAGTTAAATTCTTGAAACATAATAACCGCCTTGTTTTAGTTTATGCGATTATTTTACCCTCTATTTCTTGTTCAGTCAAGTATATAATTACCAAAATAAACGATGTATATAGCCACGGTGATGTTTGGGTAGGCAAGGTAAAGCGCATACGTCACAAACTACCGAAGCAAACGTTATTCGCGATAGATGGAAATACCCACGCTAAAGCTATTTCTGAAATCAGTGGAGAGTTAGAAAAACAAGATATTATTGTCCAACCGTACAACACAGACAATATCAGATTATTTGCTATTCAATAATTTAATTCGGCCAATCTCGCCAAATTAAAACCCACCCTCTCGGTGGGTTTTTTACTGCACATTTAGCACCGCTAAATCAACTGTCAACTAAAAAACAACACAAACCGCCCTATCGGCGGTTTTTTTGGTCCACTAATAAAACTTCGCTGAAACACTGATAAACAAAGGATTACACGGGTTTTTGGTTTTTGATTACAAAATATGATACAAGCAAGAACCGCATAAACACTGGCTTTCGCATTTTCTAAGAAAAGTTGTCGGTCCAAGCCAATTACTCAAAATCTATGGTTAATTCTCGCTTGCTTCATAATTTCATTGGCCATGTGCCGAGATTGGCAGTTGACCGACACAGGAAATGGCTTGTTACCTTGCTTACCCCATATTTGATGAGAGCCTTTCCCGCATCTGATTAAACAAAAGCCGTGCATTTTAAGCACGGCAATGATTTGCTGATAGTAGCCATTCATGCAAAGGCAACCCCATCTTTGATAATGAACTCGGGATGCGGAACTGACTTAATACCAAGTTCAATCTCGATTAGGTCAATAGCGCAGTTGTGGATTTCTTTGAACAGATTATCCAAATTATCCGCCTCAACCATTAAATTATTATAGTGGACACCCTGAGCCAACCATACGCCCGCTTCTTCATCACGCGCAATTCTAACAGTTAAACCCAATGGCAGACCTAAACGTGCGGCGATTTTCCAGCCAATAAAGCCGATTCTATATTTCATATCAGCCCCTTTCATTCAAAAAATCACTGATGGCGGAATTATACGCCCGTTAAAACTTAAGTTTTGTTGTATTTAACGCACCGATTTTATAAACAAATCAATTTTTTTGCGCCCTTTTGCTGCCGAGCGTGGGGGATATTTTACAAGATATTGCGGAAATAATACAACTATTGCAATATTTATTACATTTGTTATTGACTTTTAATATTACATCTGTAATAATTCAGTCATGGCAACAACGCACCGAGTTTCGCAACGCAGGGTTGAAATTCGGAGAGTGATTAAACGAGCCGCCCCGTTTACGTTGAATCGAAAGTGTGCCGAAAGGAGCGAGTAGATTGGCTAATAAGTAAGTTTGTTAATTTGTTTTTGAATGGTATTGAGTTGTTTCCTGCGGTCTCTGATGTCTTGTTTTCGCTGGCTTCTGAGTTCAAGGTCTTTTGCATCGTAGTAAGCGTACATAAGCCAATATGCAATCCCGATTAGAAGATAGCAAAACTCAATCCACATCAAAAAAGTTTTACCAAGATTTAAAAGTTTAGACATAGAAACCAAGGAAAACACAATGGCAATGACGCGAACTGAATTGGACAACAAACTCAAGACAAAAAAGCGCCTTGTCCTAATTAGACGAATGATTGTTAGCCTAAATGTTCTGATTATTTTTTGCATGTTTTATCTGAGTGATTTTGCGGTTGTCTTTGTTGGTGTGATTGGCTTGGTGGTGAACATTATTTTATACGAGTACGAAAGCAAACTTCGTAGGAAATACTGGTGATTTAAGAAGTAGGTTTATTGGTGGTGTGTTATCCGTCCGGACGGTTGATTTTGCTGGGTCGCTACCAGCCACCACCAATAAGCCTACTTAAAGGAGAATGAAATGGACATCACAAAGAAGCAAAAAAAAACGTAATGAGAGAGCGTGTTTTTTGGTCGAGTATCGCCGAATTAGAAACAAGGCTCGCGGTTTGTCAATGCAAAAAATACCGCGCGTGATTATTGAACGCGCTGGCGTAACGCAGGTTCAGCAGTACAAAGAAAGCATTGCTGAGTTGGTTCGTGTATCAAGTTTAAGCGTAAGCATCCAAGTGATTTAGAAACGCTTAAATCAGCGATTGAAAATTACGAATGCAGTGTGCGTGAAAGTTGGGTTGGATAGTAAAAATTAAACCGTTCAATCGGCAGCATAGATGAGCACAGAAACACCGTGCCACGCTTATGACGGAGGGGAACGCTGGAGCAGTATCGGTAACCAGCACTTTTTTGGAATATTAAATGGCTCGTCATCTTTTGAAAAACTCGCGGTACACATTTATCGCAAATACAGATAAAGCGCGCGATGAGATTTTAGGTTCGATGCTGTTTGGGATGGAAGAAATAACAGATGAGCAGTTCAACGCTCAATTGTCCGCATCGGGTGATGAGCCGTATTTTGTTGCATCAAGTAATTTTGATGCGCTGGTTTGGGAACATTGATTATGGATAACTTTGAGCGTTTGGAAAAATCAATTGAACAAAGAACGAAAAAGTTTGCTGAGAATGTTGCGCTTTTTGAGCGATTTCTTGAGCAAGAAAAATGTCGTACCGATGAAGAAAAACAAGAGTCAGAAATGAAAGGCGGTGAGTGATGTACACACATACATACAACGTAGCAAAAACCAACGAAAAAATCACTGCGTTTAATCGGGCTCAAATGGTGCGTGGTTGGTTTGCTGATGCCTATCCATACCAATTCACACACGCAGAGAAAAAGCATCTGTGGTGGTCGTTTAAGTGGCTTGTTGTTGTGTTTATTGTGGCAAGCGTGATGCGATATTTTATCAATCAATTGTGAGGTGTGATGTGGATTTTAACCTTGTATCTGATTACGTGACACATCCTGTTGGTTGCCAATGCTACGACTGCGCACCTGACTTGTACGTCAAGCCTACGCCACCAATGGTGCATGAAACACAGCCGCTTGATTATGTGGTGGACGATTTAACAGCAGATTTACCTTTTTAAAGTGAGTAAAAAATGAGTATCGCAATAATGATTTTAGGGCAATCAGGAACAGGCAAATCTGCAAGCCTACGCAACCTTGACCCAGCAAAAACGCTGCTTATCCAATGCGTAAAAAAACCTTTGCCATTTAAAGCAAATTGGGTTGAGGCAAGCAAAGAGCACCCGAGCGGAAATATTGTGGTGCGTAGTAACAGCGCAAAAATTGTTGAGGCAATGCAAAAGACCGCGCGCGACATCATTGTAATTGATGATTTTCAGTACCTATTGGCGCAAGAGTTCATGAACCGAAGTTCCGAAAAGGGCTACGAGAAATTTACAGAAATGGCGCGTCATTACTACGATGTTCTGATGTGCGCATCCAGCCTTGCCAACAATAAACGAGTGTATTTGTTGAGCCACACGGACACATCCGAAAGCGGACAAGTAAAAGCAAAGACTATCGGGAAATTATTAGATGAAAAAATTACTGTAGAGGGCTTATTGACCATTGTGTTGCGAACCCACGTAATCAATGGAAACTATTTGTTCAGCACACGAAATAACGGGCAGGACACAGTAAAAACCCCGATGGGAATGTTCAGCGATGAATTTGTGGAAAACGACCTATCTGCCATTGACCAAGCAATTTGTGAGTATTACAACATTCAACCAACCGCCGCGAAAGTGGCTCAATAAAAGGAACAATCATGTTTAATTTAAACAAAGAACAAGCCAAGTCATACGATCAACGCGGCGGATTCATCACCGAGGCTGGAAAATACACTGGTGTAATCGAAAGTGCCGTTTGGTATAAAACCGAAAAAAATGGTGGCAGTAAAAATGTCATCCTGAATTTTGCGAACGACAGCAATCAAAAAGCCCGTTTCTTCGTAAACGTTATGTATCACGGGAATGAAAAAAATGAGAGCGGTATTAAGTTAATGAATGCTTTGCTTGCATGTGTTGGTTTGCAATCAAGCGGTGACCCATCAGATGTGGAACTCGTAGAGTATGACTACGAAACAAAATCAGATAAGAAAGTAACGCGCCAATGTTTTAAAAATCTGCATGGTAAAAAAATTGGCATTGTGGTTCAAATGGTTCATGAAGATGGTCGCGAATATCCAAGCGCAACAATTTATAGCCTATTCAACGCGGAAAATGAGTTGACCGCCAGCGAAATTGTGAATGGCGATGTAGAGCCGAAAATGCTTTCAAAGGTTTTAGCGTATATCTCAGAAAAACCATTGAACGACAAACGAAAAAATAAATCTACATCAGCAAGCCAACCAAGCCAAAGCATCAACAATAACATGGCTGACGATATTCCCTTCTGACCTGCACAACAGGGCGTTCGCGCCCTACTTTGAGAGATAAACATGACGCAATTTAAAACTTTTGAACAATGGGAAAAAGATGGTTTTGTCGTTTGCAGTGGTGAGAAAAGTTACGTAAAAGACAAAGATACTGGAGAGTCACTTTTTTCAGAAAATCAAGTTGTCGAACAAGAAGATTGTGATGTTAGAAACTATTGGTCAATCCTTAATGGATATTAAAAATGAACTTGAACTTATACCAAACAGAAGCACTCGCGCAACTGCAAAACTATGTTGATGATGAAACGGGCGAAATCAATATAGAAGCGTTTGAGAATGCGCAAATCGCGCTTGTTGAAAAACAACGGTCATGCGTGGCGTACTACTTGAATCAACAAGCAACTATTGACGCTATGCGTGCTCATATTAACGCTGTCAATGAGAAACTCGGCGCGGCAGAGCATCAGCAAGAGCGAATGAAGCAATACATCCTTGACAGTATGAAGCGCACAGGCACGAGCGAAATTAAGGCAAACGATGGTACGTTTTCAGCGAAATTGTATGTTGACCGTGACGAGAGTGTGGAAATTGAAGCGGGAGCAGAGTTTCCGCCCGAATTATGCAATCCGCCGAAACCTACACCACCACCCACACCGAGCAAAAAATTGATTAAGGAAGCAATCCTACGTGGCGAACCTGTAGCAAATGCTCGAATTGTTAAACACGATAGATTGACGATTAAATGACAAACGAACCAATGCGCCGAAACGGTCAAGCGTGTGGCAAGTACCTTGGCACGGCAACTGGCAAACAACGAACTTGTAAAAAATGTAAAGGATGAGTGATGAACAAAAAATACGAACTTCTTGCCGATGACACGATTAAAACAGTATCAGGAAAAACACTATATCGAATAAAGGCACTCATTGCTATCGGCCTATCGGTGTCGGCTGGTGATTTAGGCGGATATATCGAGTCGGAAAAAAATTTATCGCAAGATTGCAATGCGTGGGTGTATGGCAATGCGCAGGTGTATGGCAATGCGCAGGTGTATGGCAATGCGCGGGTGTATGGCAATGCGCGGGTGTCTGGCAATGCGCAGGTGTATGGCAATGCGCGGGTGTCTGGCGATGCGCAGGTGTCTGGCGATGCGTGGGTGTATGGCAATGCGCGGGTGTCTGGCGATGCGCAGGTGTCTGGCGATGCGTGGGTGTATGGCAATGCGCAGGTGTATGGCAATGCGCGGGTGTATGGCAATGCGTGGGTGTCTGGCAATGCGCGGGTGTATGGCAATGCGTGGGTGTCTGGCAATGCGCGGGTGTATGGCAATGCGCGGGTGTCTGGCGATGCGCAGGTGTCTGGCGATGCGTGGGTGTCTGGCGATGCGGCAATCGTTTGGTTCTCCCATGTCGGAAGTGAAAACGGAACGTTAACAGTATTCAAAGGGGAAAGCGGTCTAATCGTCACGCGCGGGTGTTTTTGTGGCTCTGTCGATGAATTTTTAGAAGCATCAAACAAAAAACATGATGAAAAAACAAAACGTGAATATCAACTGCTGATTGAAGTTGCTAAGTCACGAATTGGGGTACCAGAATGAACGAACTAATAATCAACGGAATTGACCACAGCAAATTCGATTTGGAGTGGGCGAAGCGTGGTGGGGTTTGCACAATAGATAAAACAACCGAACAGCAATATAAAAACGACTCTAATTTGTTGTTGAAAATGGTCGAACAGAAAGATAAAAAGGCAGCATTTTTTATTGACTTACTTGACAAAGACCCATTGTTTAGAATGCCACTTCTGCTTTCGGGAGTTCGCATGGCAACCCCATCAGAATGTGCCGAAGCAGGTATTGAGTACATCGAGCCTCCTATAATGTGGCGTGATATTGAGAGTGCTCCGATAGACCGTTATATAACGGTCTGGTGCGACTATCACAAAATAGCCGAATCCGCTATTTTTGAAAGCATTAAAAATAATTTTCGCAATTGCTCTGGTCTTTTGATAATAAATCCAACTCACTGGATGCCACTACCACAACCATCAAAGGACGCATGATGAAAAACACAAAAATCGAATGGGCAACTCACACTTTTAATCCGTGGCAGGGATGCACAAAAGTTTCGCCCGCATGTGACAACTGCTATGCAGCAAACTACGGCAACCGCTTTGGTGTCGAATGGGGCGCAGGAAAACCACGCAAACGCACAAGCGAGTCAACGTGGAAACAGCCCTTGCGCTGGAACAAACAAGCGAAAATTAATCAAAGCGCTTGGGATGAATTTAAAGCGATATACCCAGATTTAACAGACGAACAAATACAAGAACGTGGATTTATCAAGCCTGAGCGTCCACGTGTTTTTTGCGCGAGTTTGGCGGACGTGTTCGACAACGAAGTGCCGAGCGAATGGAGGTTGGATTTGTTTGAATTAATCTCGCAGACACCCTATTTAGATTGGTTATTACTCACCAAACGCGTCGGAAATGTCGAAAAAATGCTTGGAAAAATCCTTGGTGATAATTTTTTTGGTGCTGACATGAGCCATGTTTGGCTTGGTATAACGATTTGCAACCAAGAAGAAGCCGACCGAGACATCCCAAAATTGCTACAAATACCAGCGGCTAAGCGGTTTTTGAGCGTTGAGCCGATGCTTGAAAATATTACTATTAAGTCGATGAGATGTAATCGAGACCATAACAACGACGGTGATTGTGACCATCACCCAAGTGGATGCCCTCGCATTGACTTGGTAATCTGCGGCGGTGAAACAGGTAAAAACGCACGTCCGATGCGCCCAGACTGGGTGCGCTCACTGCGAGACCAGTGCGCTGATGCGGGCGTTCCGTTTTTCTTCAAACAATGGGGTGAGTTTGCTCCCAATTGGCTAATTGACCCCGATACAGAATTAAAAATCAACGGTTCGGAATGGATAGACCGAATTGGAAAAAAACATTCAGGTCGACTACTTGACGGCATTTTACACAACGAATTTCCATGGGAGAATTGATTATGAACAAAGACAATAGACTGTACGGAATCCGAGACAATGGAACCGTTGAAGGTCATTACATCGAAACTTATTACACGCCGTGCAAAGGTATAGCAACGGACGATGCCAATCAATTAGTGAGAGTTATTGCCGATAACGGTGCAACAGACGTTGAAACTCGCGTGCTATTTTCAACGCTTGAAAGTGACGGTCGGATTAACCCAAAAGAAGCATCCGACCTACGCGTACAACTCGCAGAGGCTCGCAAGGATAGTGAGCGATATTCATTTTTGAAAATGATGCACAAAGACTGGGATTTTTTCGTGACACATTATCCTTATGGCGATGGCGTAGAGATAGTTAAAGACTCTTTACGAGAAACGGTTTGTAGTTTTGTCGGTGCTACTTTTGACGAAGCAATAGATAAAGCAATGAAAGGTGGTGAGTGATGATGGGCTGGAAATTTTGGGTTGCAACAATAATCGTTGCAGTAATCGGGATTTTGCTCAATCCACATTACAACTTGCTGGGCAGATGAAAGGCGGTGAGTGATGCTATCAAACGACATATCGAGATGTATCGGTATATTGCAAAACCTTGACGCATGCAGCGAGCGTGAGACGTGTGAGCGATACACAGACTTGCGCAACGACTACCCCACAAGAATATCCATCGTGCGTTGCATGAAAAATAGCAATTCAGAAAAATGCAAATCAAAAATAGAGGTGGAAAATGACGATTGAGCAACCACTATTTTTGACCGATGAGGAAGTCGAGCGATTGACTGGCGCGTGTAAATCTGTGAAGCAAATAGAAGTGCTGAAACAAAACCGCATCCACTTTTATTTGAACGCCCAAGGACGACCTATTGTCGCACGCTCCGCAATTGACGGAAGCCAAAAACAGGCGCAGAATGAACAGCCTTGGAAACTTAGATTTGCATCGTAATCATGGGACGCAAACCAACTGTAAACCTCAACTTGCCCCCGCGCATGCGTGTTAAAACACGGGGTTTACGCACGTACTATTATTATGATGCGGGCGGAAAGCCGCGCAAATGGCACTCGCTCGGAAGTGATTATATTGACGCAATCCGCAAGTATGCAGACTATGAGCAAGGAAACGCAAAGAGCCTGAACAATCCAACAGTAACAGACGCGTGGCACAGATATTGTACCGTTGTTTTGCCCTCAAAATCACCAACAACCCAACGCGGAAACTTGTCCGAAATTAAAAAAATACTGTACACATTCGGCGAAGCAAAATTGCGCGAGGTGAAGCCGCACCATATCCGACAATACCTTGACCACTACCGCGCATCCCCAAGGCAAGCAAACAAGGAAATGGCGCTGTTCTCGCACATATTCAACTGCGCGAGAGAATGGGGTATGATTGACACAGAAAACCCCGTGTTGGGCGTGAAAAAACACCGAACAACAGGGCGTGAAGTGTATGTGGATGATACGCTGTACATGGCTGTATATAACCACGCAGACCAGCCCCTACGCGATTACATGGATTTTATTTGGCTGTCAGGTCAACGCAACGCAGATGTCCTCAAAGCCGATGAAAAACATATCAAGGACGGTGCGTATTGGTTCACGCAGGGAAAAACAGGCACAAAAATTCGCGTACAAATAACGGGAGAATTTGGCGCACTGATTGAGCGTATCAGACAGCGCAGACTCACGTACATAGTCATGTCAACACGGCTAATAATTGATACAGACGGCAGACCTATATCACCCGACAAAATCCGATCACGGTTTGACAGAGCACGAGAAGCCGCAGGAATTGAAAAATCAGCATTTCAACTACGAGATTTGCGCGCCAAAGCCGCCACAGAAAAAGAGCAATCAGACGGAATAGAAGCCGCACAAAACCAACTCGGACATGCGAGCGGCCAAATGACACGTCACTATGTTAGAAACCGCATCGGAAAACTGGTAAAACCAACAAAATAATGTTCTACAAAAAAACAGACATCCGCGCCAATAAAGGCTTTCAGAGGTACGTTTTTATGGTTTTTGTAGAACAAATTTTATACTAACTTATTGATTTTAAACAATATCACAAATGCCTCATAATCCTTTGGTCGGGGGTTCAAGTCCCTCACGGCCTACCAAATAAAAGCAGTAAAATAAAGGCTCACAGCAATGTGAGCCTTTTGAATTAGTTCCGCAATTATTGTTTAGTTCCGCAATTATTACTGTGTCACCTTCTCAATCCAATCAATCAGGGCATTCAACCGCGCCGCCAACGAGTGCCGTTCAGCCATTTCGTCTGCGTGCTTGAGCAAAACTGTTTGCTCGGTAATCGGCTCAACCAACGGCGGCACATCCAACGTAGGACGCACCATCAAAGCAGCATCAGGGCGCGGCGGTTTCGCTACCACGTAGCGTGTTTGCGGCGTTCCACAACCTGACAAACTCAGTGCCAAAGCAAGTGCCACCATCACCATCGCCACGGGCAGACAAAGCGTAGCCACCTGCTGCACTAATGTTGGTGTGGTTTTGCGCCAATGAGTGGTTTGCATAGACATGTTTAATTTCCTTTTTAAGTTCTGTATTTTGTGCAGAGATTTCGCGGTTTTTTTGCACCAGTTGTGCCGATGCCTGTGCACTGGCTTGATTGGCCGCATCTTTTGCAACCTGTGCCAAGCCATCAGCCACGGCACGCTCTGTCGCTAATTGTTGTGTCAATTTGACCACCTCAGCCCGCGCGGTGTTACGCTGCGCACGTAGATGAGACGCATATAGTGACACTGCCAACACCACAACCATTGCGCCCAACCATAAGTAATATCCTGCTTTCGATTCCAAAAATTGCTTCAATATTGACCACATATCACTCTCCCATACACATTGAGTACTCTTGCTGTCTACGCTTGGTCAAACCACGCAGAACACGCCCATTTTGCTTATCCCAGCGCAGTATCTGTTTGCACGCGCCCGCATAATCACCAGCGTTTAGTTTGCGCACCAGCGTTGACCCGCAGAACGCGCCTGTGCCGATGTTGTAAGCGAGTGACGTGTAGGCATCCCATTCGCCTTGCGTGACGGGCACACGCACGCATTGGCGCATTTTTGCTTCTGTTTTCGCCACATCTTTCATCAACCAGAGTTTGGCTGTGGCTTCGTCAATGCGCCTGTCGGTCATGCGTATCGGCTTGCCCGTGTCAGGATTAACCGTTGTGCCATACCCCTGTGTTGGCACATCCTGAGGTGTCGGCATGTATACGCTTGGCACATATCTCTCATAGCCAGCAACCATGCCAATTAACAGCGTCGATGCAGTAATAATAGACACCAAGATTCGATTATTTTCCATCACCCACTCCACATTCATCGCGCAAATCCAAAACTCGCAACTCATGTTCTATTTGCGCGCGCGCATCCTCTTTCAATTTGAGTTTGTGCTCGCGCCAACGGAAAAATGAATTAACCAAAAAGCCCGCCACAGCCACGCTCACCCCAACAAAGGTCATGCCCTCTTGTGATGTAAGCCAACCAAGCACGCCAACGCCAGCGCCAGCCGTTGATGTTTTTAATCCAATGGACGCAATGAGCGCATCTTTTCCGTGGCTATCTAAGATTTGACTAATCATTTTTAAATCCGTTTCTAAATTCTGGTGGCAATTGATTGCTATTGCGCTCGCTTAAAAAAGCATCACGGCAATGATTACGGTCAAAAAACAAACCGTTGATGAGCGCGGCGCAGATGCGCCACCGCCAACCAAACACGCCCGCATCGTTGCGCAAACTCATACGGTAAGCCACACTGGATAACGTCTCATCCGCCCAACCTCCACGCAAGGCATTTAATAATTGGTCAAGCGCAATGAGTACCTGCAATAAATAAAATTTCATATCAGCCCTCTGAAACTATCTGACCAACTCGCATAATCGATAATGCCAATGCCTCTTTAATCTCGCTCACGTTAACCATCGCCAGTGTGTTGTCCGCCAATTTCCAGCCAGCCTCGGTTTGTCCACTGATTTCTGACGCCGTAATTGCTGACAGCATATTTACGAGAGCGGTTTCATTACCGTCAAATATCTTACCGCTTGATGTAGTCACGACGATTGATGCCAATTTCGCTTGTTTCTCTGCGCGTTTTTGCTCAAGCAATTGAGCCTCCGCAATGGCTTTCTCTTGTGCGTCAAGTTCTGCTTGTTTAACTGGATTTAGAACCCATTGTTTTCCGTCCCAATCGTGCGCTTGGCTTGGTCGCGCAATAAGTGTCAAGCCAATAGGAATATCGCCAAGTTTTTCGATAACAAATTCCTCGCCATCGGTCTTTGAGTACAACGTTTCGCCACGATAATCTGGGACTATTAACCAATCATCCGATGCTTCGTCATACAATGCACACTCATGCTCTTTGAGTGTCGGTACTGATTTTTTGGTTGTATATTGTGGCAAGTGATAAACATCATCCTCAAGTGGCGATTCATCTGCATAAAATTCACCCTGTAGAGGTTCTTTTGTTATTGGATGCCATCCATACACTCTGATTGTTTTATTCATTTTTTACCTCAATATTTGATACAGGCAAGTAAAGCAATATTGATTGGACGTGATTCGATTTCGCCATCATTATTGATGTAGTGTTCGTGATTGCCAACGGTGCCAATCCCAAGGTTGTGTCCATGACCACCCACGTTTGATACGACGTCCCATCGAACACCCGTGTACATAGCACCCTGTGCTCCAGGCAAAGAGATTGGTGAACCGTTATATTGGTTGCCCCACCCGCCAGATGAACCATCGTTTCTATAAGTATGCGTAAAACTATGATTATGAGCGCCTTGAGAATCAGTCCACGCTGTATGACCATGCCCACCAGCAGGCTGTGATATACCTCCGTGGTTATGGTATTTATTCGCAGATTCCTGTATGGAGCCGAACACGCGGCCATCATCAACACCTCTACCATCATCCCATCCACGCAAGAATCCACCGCGTAAATCAGGCAGGTTGAAAGTTGTTGAGCCATCACCAACGCCAAACGATGTTCCAATTGCGGAAAATAATGCGGCGTAAGTTTCTCTTGAAACCGCCGCACCATTTGCCTTTAACCAACCTGCTGGTGCAGATGTCGTTGCGAAATATCCAACCTGACCAACACCTTTTAATTCATTTAAATTGAGATTTCCACCGTTCCATATTGGAACCCATTGCGTTTTATTTGATCCGATAATTCCTCGTGTGTATTGCACGCTTGGGTTATCAGATTTGTATGCGTATTGCACACGCTCATTACCGCTTTGAGATTTAATACTTACAATTAGCCATTTGCCACTTGATGGAACATCGCCTGACGATTCAAAAAACCCGCTTGCTATAGCCCCGTCCGCAGATGCAACGGCGCTTGTCTTGCTCGCGTCATCGCCGTAGATGATTCGCTCATTCGAGATACCGCTCACCTGTGCAGCAGACTGTGCAACGGACGCGGCCGCCTGTGCAGCGTTATTTGCTGATGTCGCTTGAGCCGCTGAATTACTTGCAGATGTTGCTGCGGTTTGTGCTGTGCTCGCAGATGTAGCCGCATTCGTAGCGGATGCGTTGGCATCGCTTGCCTTGGTCGTCGCAAGAGTTGCGGATGATTGCGCCGCAGTCGCAGAACTTATGGCTTGAGAGGCTGCGTTTGTGGCCTGTGCTGCCGCTTGTGCGGCATCAGCAGAACCCGCAAAGCCAAATTGCAGCCAGTTGGGCGATTCGATGAATGCACTGTCAGACACATGCGAAGTTTTGCAGACGTACATCAATCCGTCATGAGTGACCACATCGCCACTTGTATATGCCGTCTGACCCAACCAAACCCCGCGTTGACGATAGTTTCCGAGCAACATCAAGACTTCACGGCTCAATGTATGCACCTCAACAACAGTGTCGCCAAGCCTGCCATCATCACGTTGGAGCAATTTTTGATTGTTGATAATTCGATTGATTGATTCAGATACGCGCAACAATTCACCGTCTAAAGCAGTGGCATTTACACCGCTTCGTCCGGGTGTATTTCTGTTGGCATCGTCTGAAAATCCCGCAGTGGGGGAATATAAATTTGCGTGTGGCACAACTCACCTCATGTTTGGTTTAAACATTTGCAGAGATGAGCCTGCCAACATCACAGTAATCTATGAACACAGAGTGCGAAGTCTGCTAACGCAATAATGAAAAGATTTTATGACAACAAAATATAACGTTCAACCGTTTGGGATGCGATTATTGATTTTTAAATAACCCCATCAAATACTGTTTATCCGCCTGCGCCCGTCTGTCTGCGATGGTGTCGCGCACAGAACTACTCGCATCGTTTTTGCGCAGTTGATTGTCCTGTTTATTGTAGGCTTTGCGTTGGTACTCAATACTCATGTCGCCACCTGTCAACTCGTTCAACTGTTTGCGCACTTCTGCTGCACGCTCTTTATTGCCGTCTTTAACGTAGCCTTTTAACTGCGCTTTCAAGTCATTTGCTTCGCCCATGATCTGGCTGACGCGTGATGAATTACCACGCTCCAACGCATCAGGTGAGGCTATAAAATCTGCCAAAATCGGCGCATCCAAAGCACCTTTTTTCGGATTATCGATGGCATCCCATCCTTTGGTAAGGAACGAGCCAACACCACCTGTGTACGTCTGCACCACGTTTTTAATGGTTTCAGGTGATACATCAATCAGACCGCCACTGCGTTTATCGCCACCCGTCCAATTGCTCAGATTGATGGCGATACTTGAAGCCCAACTGCCGTCTGTTCTGCGCCATGCTTTTTGGCTATCAGGAACCGTGTCATCCCAAGCATTTTCAGGCATGAGCGGCGCGCCCGTAAAGTTCACATTAACCGCCGACTGAGCGAGCGGTTTAATCAAGGTTGGGGCGGCATTGGCAAACACTTTGCCACCGTTTTTCCACGGCGCAGACGCGACCACATCACCAATCGGAGGTGGTAAAAACGATTTACCAAAACTCTGACCAATCGCATCCAATGCACGCGGCACAGAGTTTTTATCGTGGTAAATGCCATCACAAATGGTTGCGCCAATCCCAGCGACCCAGTACAAATCAGGCGGCAATGGGATTTTCAAATACGGGCGTTCACTGTTGCCCGTTGGAATGATAATGTTTTGCGTTCTGTCACGCTGAAACTGGGGATTGTTCAACAACAAATCGCGCTCATCGTCATCACCAATTGCCGCCAATGACAACGCCTGACCCATCGCTGCCAAGGCAACTACAGGCACAAGAGACATGACCACGCGCTTGTTTTGTAAGCCAATGGCTTGCGTGCGAACGCCTTGCACGGATGCGTTGTAAAACACAAACATTGTATTGAGGACTTGAGCCTCTTTGCTCGCGCCCTTGCGGTTAAAGTTCAGGGTGATTTCTTTCGCCACATTGGACGCTTGCAGTGGATTTAATCCTTTGTCTTTCGCCGCTGTGTAAGCAGCAAAACGCACGCCGCTCTCGAATGACGAGCCAACATAAGTCAACCAATCCATCGCATGACCCATGGCTTGTTTGAGTTTTTCAGGTGCGCTTTCCAATGTCAAATCACCCATTGCCAATAACTCACGTTGGATAGATGCCCGTTTTTCACTCAAATCACGCTGTGATTCGATAAACCCAGTGCGCCCGCCGTTCGTGCGAAACTCGCGCCACAAAGGATTTTCTTTGTCACGCCCTGCACGACTATTGAACTCGGATGCAAAAGCAATTTGTAAAGCCTTCGGTATGCGCTTGAGCGTTTGACCTGTCAAACCATAGCGTTGCCCAAGCGTTGCCACAGACCAAATATCTCGGATAAACGCCTTCGCCCAAAACGCAGGATTCGCACCCGTGTACAGCATGGATAAAGTGCTCGTGCCTTTTTTCCACCACTTGAGTAATTCGCCCATTTGTGGCGCATCGAGATTGCGCACCGCTTCTGCGAGCGCATCATCGTTGATGCGCACCACCACATCCTTGCCATTGTGTCGCGCAGTGACGATGTTGCGCCCCATGGTCTCTGGTACGTTGCGCCAATCAACCTTACCATTTTTCATGTAGGGTTTCATATCTGACGGATTGAGTTCATACAGCGGTTTGCCTGATGCGGTCATTGGCATATTCTCGCCGCTCATCGCCTCTTTGGTGTTGACCACGAATGCCCGTGCTACGAGATTCTTCTCGCCGCGCATCAGCACGTCTTCACGCTGACGCAATACTTGCTCAAGAATGTTGGGAGCGACCGATGTGCGACCCATGGCACGCTTCTGACCACCACGCACGCTAAACCCTGACTGCACGCCTTGGATACCCATAAACTCGTTTGCGCCTGCCATCCCCGCCAACGGTACGTAGTTGCGATACATGCCCGCCCATCCTACGACATCTTGCGCAGATTCCAAACCATAGCCCACCATGAGTTTGCGGTTCTCAGCAGTCATGGCATCAATCATCGCACCGACTTCATGCAGTTTGCTCAATTCGCTTTGCGTAAATCCATCCACGGTAATGCTTTGGCTCGACACCTTGCCATGCTCATCGGCTGTCTGAACATTCATTGTGACCGATTTTCCAGTGAGCAAGTCGCGCGCCTGTTGATTGGTCATGCCACTACCGCCATCGGGCAAGCCGTCGTTGATTTTAGCAATTTGCGCGTTGCGCTCAACCGCATGTCGTGCCAACAAATACCAGTCTGCCCGTTCAGGTGATACTTTGTGCTCAGACATTTTAGCCAGTAATTGCTTGACTGTCTTTTCTCTAAAATCATTCAAGCGTTCAGTCAATCGCCCGTGGTACGCCACCGCTTGACTGGATGCGTCAACAATCAACTCGATACCATGCTCTTTGAGTGATTTTTCAACATCGGTCAAACGGTTCATGCTGTCCACATGCTGACGGATAGCACGCTGTGTTTTTGATTCAGGCGCAACCGTAAACTCGTTTGGATTTTGTGTACTTATTTGCGTGCTGTAATTCTTGGAATTGGAAAACTCCAACCCAGCCGCCGCATGTGCAATTGTGACCATATCCTCAGCCGTGAACTTGCCATTGAAGTTCGGGTGCATTTTTTTCATCACATTGGTAAACAACTGACGCACGCGTGCCATGAAACCCTGCGCTGTGGTCTTACCCAAATCACCCGCTTGAGGCTCAATACCACGATTGACCGCCTCCTCAATCGAATAGGCAATCAACTCATCATCATAGCGCGCCCCAGTCTCACCGCTCGCATCTGCACGCGCTTTTGCCGCATTATAAATATCACGTTCAACTGTGCCTACCTTGGCATTCGCCCAACCATCGACAAATGATTTAAGGCGCGAATAATGCTCACCCATGAGTTCACGTCCGCGCTTATGAAATACCTCATGCAGCACAACGCCACGCTCTTTCCCTTGTGGTATCGCATCTGCGAACATGAAAATCTTGCCCGTTTTAGGATCGAATGCACCTTGGATGGTTTCATTGCCAATCTGAGAAAATTTGCCATCTTCAATCTTGGCTAAAACCTCAGGAGTAGCCGATTGCATCACATTGATATTGGACAAGCCGCTCAAGTCTTTTGCACCAAACATCTTGGCAATATTTTGACGAATGGCTGATACAGTGTTTCCTGTGGTTTTTTGACCAACATCATTGGATGGATTAACAGATTGTTGCGATTTCCTGTAGCCTGACAGGTTCTTTTCTGTTAAGATATTTCCAATTCCCGACTTGTTCTTGAACGCTGTACTAGACAATTGCCGTCCAGAGGCTTCTTGAAAAAGAGTTGGGAATTTTTTCATGTCCACATAACGCGTCAAACCATCGTTATACCAACGAACAAATGGCGTGCTTTGGCTTCTATCGTATGCGTTCAACAGTAAATGCGCCGATAGATTGTGATGGTTGTCTGTTCTGATAATGATAGACACAGGTCGCCCGCCCAATAGTTCAGGCGCAATGAATACCAGTCCGTTATCGGTATCACTGTTAAATACGGCTGCTGGGTTTTCAATCCATTCAGGTATTTTTTTCCAAATGTTGGGGTTGTCCATTGTTGGATGTTGTTGTAACACCAACTTCATTTTCCCCTCAGCAAGTTCTACTGGTTTACCGCCATAACCCAGCATGTCAAGCACATCAGATTTATCCAGTACAGTCACGCCTTGTAGATTCGCCTTACCGCCAGCAAACAACTCATCAATCCGCGCATCATACTTGGCTTGGGTATCTGCACTGCGGCTAAATCGGATGTCGTTTTTGTCAGCATTAAATGATCCGTCATTGCCTGTGGCGGATTTTATTTGATTTGACTCATAAACGACATACTCGTATGTGCCAGATGGGTCAGTTACAATCACGCCATCATGCCCATTATCCATTAATTGTTTTGTGGTTTTATACCCAACACGCGGTTCATCACTTATGTCATAAACATCAGTGATATAAGGACTTTCTAATTTAATGTATGACGGGATAACATTTCCACCATCAACCACTTTGTTTTTTGGAATCCACACGCTATCTGTTGCGTAGTTACTTGCAATTTCTGCATTGTTTGTAAAATAAAAACCTTTACCAGCAAACCCTTGATCTGTTTTACCAAAGTGATTGATATTGAATGAGTTAAAGTTTTCGGTGGTTCCATGATAAACAACTATCGGCTTACCATCAGCATCCACCACCTTGCTCTCACCAAACCAACGCCAAAATTTTTCCACACCTTCTCGCGTCGGGTGAATGGGCTTTCCATTGCTATTTGTGGTGTGACGTTCAATACCATCAACCGTGATTTTTTCGGGTAACTGATCTTTGCTTGAACGGCTAAACATCGCCTCTTGACCGCTGAGATTATCCTCAGATGATTGACCAAGCGTGAATCCATCATTCGCCACATCATTGCGTTGCGTGACGGTTTTTTGCAACTCATCCTCAGCACGTTGGGCTTCGAGTTTTTTATCTGCCAGTTCACGCTGTTTTTCAGCCAGTTTAATCTGCGCTTCGGTGTGCGCAATCTCGGCTTCAGTTTGACCAGTGAGGGTTAAATCGCCTCGTCCTTGTTCTCCACCTGCTCGATTGCTTTGACCATCGCTTGTGCCGCTGTCGGATCGTCCTTGAGTTTCATTAACAGGCGCACCAATGGATTGCTCATATCGGGCTGTTTGTCCTGAGTTGTCGAGTTCGGATTGTTGTTGTCCATGGTCTTGGAGTACCTTATCAAGTAATTGGTTTTTGTCCACAGTGACTTTATCGCCAAACACATCACCTTGGTTTGGGTTGCCTTGAGCGCGCAGTGCATCATTGTACGCACCAATCAATTCGCGGATTTTTTTCGCACTGTTAAGATTGTCACCAAAGAACCGTAGCAATTTTCTCGCGGCGGGCGTGATGTGCTCATCTAAAATATTCAATTGCGACAAATACGCGCGTATCGTACCACCGTCGGCTTTAATCTGATTGAGAATTTCAACCGCCTGCAACACGTCATCTGTAATATCGGCATCGTGTACCTCGCCCTTGGCAATGCCCTCTTTGACATCTGCCACCTGTTGGGCTGATTGAGTGAGCGCGTTGACCACATTACGGCTGCCTTGGTCGGTACTCTCAACCATGCGCCCAAGGGTATCACTGTCGCCATAGGCTTTGTGCAGTATCGCGTTGCGCAGACGCGCCACACCCGATTGTGACAATTGACCATCACTGCCAATCAGCGCAGCCTGTTGGTTTGTCGGGAATGCACCCACAAACGCACGAATCGCATCACGGTTCGCAGCGGTGTTCAATTCGCCCATTTCATTGGTGGTAAATGCGGACAATGGCGGCAATCGTGAAGCATCCACCTTGGTTTGTTCCAACGCAGACATAGACAGACCGCCGCCCTCGTTGGATGCAATCGCGGCTTTTTGCGTATCCACAAAATTTTTAAATCGGCGCGTCAACACAGGTTTCTTGTATTGCGCCACCTGCTCAGGCGTGAAGCCAAAACGACCAGCATTCGCTTTAATGTGTTCACGGTATGTGTTTGCCTTGCCTTGCTCATAGGCGCGTTTAATCGCCGCTACGCGCCCATTACCACCAATCACTGTTGCGCCATCATTCGCCAATGTCGGGGCACCGTAATCCATCATCGGGCTGTCCATCAGTTTGCGATGGTCAAGGCTATTTGCCATCTCATTGATTTGCATATCGCTCGCCAAGCGATTGCGGTCACGCAGTTGATTATCTGCCTTGTCCATAGTTGCGCCCAATGAATCTGCCTCTTGAATCATCCATTGGCTCGGCTCGTACTTGCCGTTCACTTCAACCTCTGTGTCGGCACCTTGCAAGGCATCCAACTTGTCTTGTAATTCAGACACGCGCGTATCGAACTCGTCTTGTTGGTCTGAATATGCCTGTTCTTGCGCTGCCTGCATTTCCTCAAGTTGGCTTTGCAGTTCGTCTTGATAGTCTTGCAATGCGCTCTCTGCATCTAACTGTGTTGTCTGAGTATCGAACGATTGGCTGTCTTGTTGAACCTGATAACCTCCATCCACACCATGAACGCCGCCGTTAAGACCGCTTTTGACACGTTTGAGATAATTGATTGTTTCTGTTGCCGTTGGTTGACCGCCATTTTTAACGCGCATGGCTTGTTTAATACCGCCGTTGTACTCTGTAATTGCCGCATCAATATTGCCGTTGTAACGTTTAAGCATGTCCTTGAAATAACGTCCTGCCGCATCTATGCTTTGCACAGGGTCATTCGGGTCATTCAAGCCATATTGTTGCGCAGTTGACCCAATAAACTGCATCACGCCACGCGCATTCGCAGACGACACTTGCCAACTATTTGAGCGTTCACCGTGATTTTTAATTGCATTCAATATCCCCGACGGCAAGCCATACTTCTGCTCAGTATGTGATGCAAACTCATTGAGCGCGTTGTCGTTATACTTCAATCGCTTGCGAGATTCGGGATCAATTTGTGTTAATCGCGTTGTTGGGACTACATTTCCACCCACACCACCAGTGTTACGAATTGCATTTACCAATGGTGCGGATTTTTGCGCAATCTGAGGTTGAATTATTTGTGGTTGTGCTGGTTTTTGTACGGGTGTGGTATTGGTTAATTTACCAACCGCTTTGTTAATTCCATGAATAGCAGAAGATTGTATGCCCGAACCAATCAATGAACTGTAAAGCGATTGAGCGGCGATGGTTGGTGCATCGCTCTGATATGCGCGCCAATCCCCTTTTTCTCTACCACCAACTCCATATTGAGTATCAACCGCAGATTGACCCAATCCAGCAATTACCTCACCGCCACCATCAAATATCACTTGGTCGGTAAACAATTTAGCCAATTTGTTTTTATTGACCAATCCATCTACTGCTTTTTTGCCCGGTAAAAACTCGGTTGCAAACTCAAGACCACCATTTAAAAGCCCTGCATTTTTTGCATCGTTTCTCGATAAACCCGATTGTCTTGCCTCACGATACTTATCAGCACCTGACGATACACCGCCAGCACCTGCCATAATTGTTGGGTTTTTAGTAAGCAAGGTCAACGCAAAAGGCAATGCCTGTTGAGCCGTTGAATTAACGGCTCCAAGCGTCCAATTTCCAAGTGCGCTGTCATAAACAGGGGTTGCGCTGTCTATCTTTGATTGCAACGCATTTTGTTTTTGTGCAAACGCATCCCGCTCTGCCGTCAATCTATTTGCTTCATCTCGCATAAACTTGGCTTGCTCACTTGGACTTCTTCCAGTAAACAACCTTCCAAACGCATTATCGATTTTGTCTGCAATAGTTGCTGTCCCATTGGCATAACGACCTGCCAACTCTTCTGCAACTTTAGCCTGACCCTGCGCGGTTACAATTGCACCATCATCTATTGCATAACCCACATTGTTTTTGAGACTTGGCATTGCGCCTTTTAAATTTTCCCAAATGCTACCAAGCGCAGTTGCGTCTTGGCTCGACTGCTGTGGCATTTCATTTTGACGATACTTGTCGGGTGCACTTTGGTACTCGGGCTTTGGCATATACGCACGCCATCCCACTTCGTTCGGTTGAGTTTTAGGCACTGCATACGGCTTGAACTGGTTGCCGTCATCCATGTAGTCACGCCATCCCATTTACCACCCCATTTTGTTTGCGTATTGGTCTGCTTGTTCGGGTGTCATTTGACCCGTTTGCACCGCACGCGCCAAATCTGCAGGATGTTGAATATCTGACTTTTGAGGCAAGAACGAATTTGCAATCGGCGCAATGAATGGATTGTTACCTTGATTTTGAGTAGCATTTGCCTTACCACCTAAAATCATTTGTCGCGCTTGATTAATACTGATTCCATTTTGTAACGCATAAATAGTTGCCTCTTTAACCGCCTCAGTATCTTCAATCACAGAGGTTTTACCTTGCTCATCAACAATGGTTTTCTTGAACAAATTAGGGTCGGCATCAGTAAGATATTTTCCATACTTGATGGAAAAGTCTTGATTGCTCAGTGAAATATCATTGAGTGCTTTCTGTGTTTGCGCTCCCTTATAAGCCGTATCTTGAGTGGTGTTTGCAATTCCAGCCTGCGCAGTTGCGCTGCCCTCGTCGTAACCGCCTGTCGCTTGGTTATACACAATGCCATTGGATGTCATTCTGTTGGGTAGATAAGCCTTACCAGACGATGCGGAAATGATGGCATTCGCGCCGTTTATATCACCTTGTCTAAACATATTCATCGCCGCTGCCTGATACAGATCTTCCTTATCACGCTTCTCAAAATCCAACTGATTTTCCACAGCCTGACGACCATTCATGTTAAATATTCCACCGTAGTTCAAATTTTGATATTGACGTGTCACCGCTTGCTCCATCTGTGGCGTGTAAAAATCAGGGCGAATTGGCGCAATACCAGACGCAAAAGAACCCGATGCGTCTTTCAATCCACCCTCAGGTGTCAGCGGTGATTCGGCAATATTGGGCATAATGGACGGTAAACCATTACCTTGAGCAACGCCCGAAAGCGATTCGCCTGTGCTTTGAATGGTTGGTAAGTTTGGACTATTCCAATAATCCATAACCTGTTTGACCTTTTCGGAATCACCGCCAGTGACATTCAAAAGTGCTTGTTCACGTTTGAAATTGTTGTCGCGCAGTTTTGAACGATACTCTGCCATGTCAGCATCTGCTGTCGCTTTGCGTGCATTAGCAGCATCCATTTGACCACGCACACGATTGCTACCATCAAATAGACCTGCCAAACTGGATATTGCAGCCATTGGAAATGCTTGTTTCATGTTTATTGCCCCTTGTTTTGGAAAGCCTTAAAGCCATTGTTTTGACCCCACGCCTGACCAATGCCATTCATACCCGCACTGGTGAACAACCCGCCCAAAGACTGGGCGGTCTGACCTGCGCTGCTGTCAAACTTCACGGAGTTACTTTGTTTGCCGAGCAAATCAACAGCACCCTCAAAACCTCTACGCTGCTGGCGATTTTGGAAATCAAGCCCTTGGCTTTTCAACATATTGTCCATTGCTGATATGCCTTGGTTCTGCATCGCATCACCAATCGCACCCTGCTTGCCGAATAACCTTGCCAAACCGATTGCTTTATCGGTTTGCTCACTGGCTGCTTTTGCGCGTGCGTTTAAATATGCGTCTGATTGTGCGCCCTCAGCAGACTTTCCAACACTCGCATCACCCAAGGCATTCGCTGCTTCCAACGCCTTGACATTGGATGCCGTTGCAGTATCCTCAGCCTGTTGCATGGCTTGTTGGCGTGGCTCTGCAGCAGTCACCTTGGACGCTTCATCTACGATATTTGCAGACTTTTCTTTCCACAAATCATCCTCTTTGGCTTGCTGTTGTAATGCCAACTGTTTCTGTTGGTTTTGCAATGCTTCCTGTTTGTTGTTGTATTCGTCCTGAGCATCTTGGGCTTGTTGTTGACCGTAGTAGGACACACCTGCACCAATTACTGCAACGACTAAAGGAATTGCTTGTGGCATATAACCTCCTTATTAAGATATGCCGCCCTTATAGCCTGCGGTGTTATATACAGTGCCGCCAACCGATTTATTTGGGTCAAGCCCACCAGATCCAAGGCCGTAGCCATAGTTATAACCACCAATGCCTGATGCAATTCCGTTGAAGAAATTGGACAATAAATTGCTTTGCCCATCAACCTTGGCAATGTTTTGGTTGTTCTGAATCTGGGCTAAAGCGGCTTGGCTTGCCGAATTTGCATCCATACCCGCATTGATTCTGCTGATAAGGTCTGCACGTGTCGCTTCATCTTTACCACGCACATTGTTCACAATGCCATCTGCATTAGAATTGGCTTGTATGACACCCTCACTGTAACGATTGGCAAGGTTTTGGTTTTCATCAACATCAACCGATCCGCCTGTTAAACCACTGCGTGCCACATTGAATCTGACGTTTCGCCCCGCTTCTTCACGCTGTTTGGATAAACTATCCAAAGCAATCGCCAAGGCATTTTGCCGCACTGAATCATAACCACTTGTACGAGAAGCGCGCTGAGCAGAACCATCGTACATTTGATTGAATCGCTTACTTACGAACTGAGGCGTACCAGCGGCAGGCTGTTGTTTGTTTGCAACCAATTTTTTGAATGCGTTTTGGGTTGGCGTCACTACACCATTTGCCTCTGTATTGCCAGTATTAGACTTTGCCGTCACGCCCAAAAACGTCTGTTTACTTGATGGTGCATTCGCACTCACAACTGGTGCTGCGACTTCAACCTGCGGTGGTGTATATGCCACCTCATCAACTGCTGTCCCATCAACTTGACTATCTATGCCGTACAATTGATTGATTTGCGCAATCGCTCGCTGACGTGCCAAATCCTCATTCTGCTGACGCGCATTACTGCGCTGCATCTGTAAATTCTGTTCTTGAGCCAAAGCATCTTGACTGGCACTTCCGCCTCCGCCACCACCACACATATCGTTCCCCTTTCAATCCTTAATATATTCAAACAAATAAAAATCTTCACCATGTTTGCCAAATTGTTTGAGTGTGTGTGCATTCACAAACCCAAGACGTTTCAGCCACACGTGAGCAGTCGTATGCCCTGAATGGCTCCATGCCTGCACCCTGCGCCATTCGGGTTTTGATAACTCACGTCGTATCAATTTAGATACTTCAATCATGTGAGAGGTTAATCGCTCGGTGCCAACAAGCCATCCATTGCCGACACCATCCCATTGTTTTGCAATACCACCCATCGCCACAGGCTCGCCATCTTTTGCCAATAAACAATAGCCACCAAAAAACATGCACTCTCGTGCAAAATCCATCAAATATTCGGAGCGCGAACTCGCCATTACCTCTTGTTTATCCGAATCGCGCATCCGATATGCGATGTGAACAGCGTGTTCAATGGTCAATGGAACAATCAATTTGCAAACTCCGTTAAGGTATTAAAATACAGGCTTAATGCCGCCAGTTCAAACGGTTCGTTACCAGTGTGTGAAACCCGAACCGCAAGGTTGGTTGCGCATATTTCAACGGGCAATCGAGCCAGTGAGCGAGTATCGCCCGATACTGTAATTGGCTGCGTCATTAGGGTTGGGTCACGTGGGTTGTAACGATACGATATTTGCGGCGAACCAATACCCGCCACATCAAGACCCGTGAATTGTTTCAAAACACCGGGGGAGCGGCAATCCACAAAAGGCAATTCGGCTTCAACCTCTATCATTGCCCCGTCATCCGTCATCATCTGTTCATCCAATGAATACACCGTATTGCCGCTGCGCAGATACAGCACACCATTCAATTCAGTCACAGCATCAATGTTTACTGGGAATGTCCAAACAGCCCATGCACTGACTTTGGCTGCGCGGCTGAATGTGTAGGTGTAGGCTTTTTTACCAATGAAGCAAAACAATTGACCGCCGCCACGGAAATACAAGGCGCGCGGCTTTACGTTGGTGCGCATAACCTCTTTCATCAATGTATCAATCGGTGAACCCACGTCCATGTCCATCATGTTCGTACTGTTGGCTTGAACAGAAATAGAGCGAAATCCTGACGGTGATAAAAAGAAAATGTCATTTGCCATATTGGCATGGCTGAATGGATAAGCCGTGCCAATCGGCGTTGTGGTCACAAACCTGTGCAGTTTAGGGTCAGGATCAACTGACCAAATCTGCGCTGAATCTGCAAAAAACACCACAAGATTGGACTGGTACTCACCTATTGCCGACGGCAGGCTCGCCCCCGTTTGTTGGATATTGACCGGCAAAAACCCAGCATCGTTGGATTCTGACCAGTTCCGTGCATCATTGGTTTTAGAAAATCGAACCACATTGTCTTTAATCGCAAAGATTTTCGATGCTTTTTTAGCAATCGTCGGCGTGTGCGGGCAGTTTGCATCAGTCACTACTGTGCTCGATTGACCATCTAAATAATGATGCTTGGTTACACCGTTTGAATATCTTGCACAGACATACAGGTAGTTATTGAACACCTCAACCTGTTCAATTCCATCAAGGCCACTACCTGTTGGGTCATCAATTTTTTTGTTGCCAAAGCCTGAAATTGTGTGCGTAATATCTGTGGTTGAGAATGTCCATAACTGATTCAAACCAGCGTATAAGCCTTTTGTTCCAGCAGTTAAATCCGCAACACGCTTTAATCCCGGTCTTTTTCGCAAAGTCCGACCCGTGGTCACGTAAGCATTGCGTAACACTCGCAAACGATTTGCATCAGCCGATGATGCCAACTGTCGTAAATCCAAGCCACCATCGAATCTATCGAACGTAATAGTCGGCATAACGCACCTCACAACCTCTAAAGAACCGAGAATCATCCACGCCGAAGTTCGCCTCGCGCGCACGTCGCAAACCTATTTCAAGTTGACCATTGGCTGCCTGTACATCGGGTTGACGATAATGCGCCTTGGCGTTGACCAGTGCGTGCAAAAAAATCAAGTCATCTGGCACGCTGGCTCGGTCTGTCGTTTGGGTAAAACGATTGGGCTTTGCCGAATACTCAATTGCAATATCAATGGGCTGTGTGGGTGCTGGCCAGAAATGCAATTGCAATACACCTGCTTCATGCGCCAACAATTCATAGCGCAATGGAACACCTGTATCGTCGCTGCGAACAGGCAATCCAGCAGCGACTTCACACCAAAAGTCACCATCCCTTACAAACACTCGCTTAACGCTTGAAATGTCTGCATCATCAGGCAAATCTAAAACACGTTGTCCAACGCCCAATTTTTCAGTATGCGACTTTTGTAAATGTCGCCACGCAACCTCACGCCACAAGTACATCTGCGCTGACTGTAAAAAATCATCAAGTATGGGAGCCTGCAAAGCGATGACATCCGCTTGTGCACCAAAGCCCAAGCGGATAGCCAAGCGGCGACGTAATTCGTCCAATGTCGCAAATTGTGGCGTTGCCATGATTCACCTATGATTGAGCGCGTTTATCGAGTTCTGCGTTCACGGCATCCACAACGCCCTTGCGCGTTTCAACATCCAGCAACTGGTTCAACTCATCGTCGCTCAATGTTGGAATCAGTGCTTTAATCTCGGCAACCGTGTGTGATGCCTTATCCTCACCGCCTGCGTCCATAGATGCCAACGCTTTGGCAAACATGCCAAAATTACCGAAAACCTCGTCCACCACAAATTTACCTTCTGGTGTGCTGCGATACTTTTGCTGCATGGCTTCGTACACTTGACGCGGATTGTCGTAGTGGAAAAATTGATTGGTATCGCCAACCTTAACCACCTTGCCGACACTGTCATCACCACCCACATCGTCACCATTGGCATATTGCAGCAGTGGCAATTCATATTCGGGCACGGTTACTGGGATGACGCTCACCATGTCTTTTGATACTTCAACTTGAATAAATTTTGCTTTCATTTTCAAACCTTTCAAAATACCGCACCCAGCCAAATGACCGAGTGCGGCATGGGTTACGCGATAGACAACACCGCATGTGCCTTAGCCATGTTCATAGTCAATGCACCACGCCACAAGATTGCCATGTACGCGATGTACTGCGTTGCAGGACGAACAGGTGTGCGGTTGGTAAAGTCTGAGCCATCAATCGGGCGCAACTGCATGTGCTTGGTATTGATGAAATAGCAACGCTTAGACCACGGAATCGTCGGTGTTTGAGCACCGCTGAAGTTATCGTCAAATTCAGGGGCGTATTGAATCGGCACGCCCTTGAAGAAGACCTCATTAACCGCATTATCGACATCGAAACCGCCGACTTTATTGGTGACCACAACTTGGCGCGTTGAACCTTGAGGGTTTTCCGCTTTGTAAGCATCGATAAATTCTGAGCCAGCCAAAATCACATCAGGACGACCTGTGCTTGTTTTGATACAGTTGCGCCATGCAATTTCCATCTGATTGCTTACCGATCCAGCAGCAATCCCTGTATACAAACCATGACGCCACCACGCGTATGTTGCTCGTGACAGACCACCAACAGTACCGGTGTTGTTTGATGTAATCGGCAACAACGCATCCAAGCCTTGAATCGCATCTGTGGCTTGCGTGCCGTCAAAGTGCAAATCACGCGACATACGCTCATACGCACCGAGCATCAGAGATTCCGTTTGCTCAGTGATTAGATTTGTCAACGCAATTTTTTCATCAGCAGTGGGTGAGGCTTTCTCACCAGAGATTTTGATGCCATTGGCAATCAAGCGGTCTTCTTCGAGTTGCAAACCGTCGTGGAAGTTAAACCACGAATACTTTGCTTGCTCAATTGTTTTACGCTGGTTGTATGTCACCGACGTTGCGCCAGTGAACCATTGACCGTTTGAGCCATAGTTTGTGCGCAATTGCTCGACCACATACTGTGCCGCGCCAGTGAACGCTTTTTTCTTACTCATCATCGCTTTGAAGAATGGGCGTTCGATTGCCACTTGATCGACAGGTGGTTTGTTTTTTAAATAGAAATCCAAGCCGACTTTCAAACGGTCTTGGAGGTCAGCAGCCGAAATAGGCATGATATGCTCCTTAAAGTTAAATTCACTTAAACCATTTGCAAAGACGACTTGCAGAGTACGTCACATTAAACTCGGTACGCGAATTCCGATTACGCGCGATACAACTAAAACTTTATGACCAAAGCGCATCCGCCATGCTTTGTGGCTCTTTGCCCGCGCTCTGATTTCCCATGGCGTTGGGGCGCAAAACATTTGGTGTGCGCGCTCGATTCACTGATTGTGCATTCAAAGCATCGTAGTACGCCTGCAAACCAGCAGCCCAAGTTTGGGGCGGTTGATTGCCCAATGTTTTTTCGAGGTAGTTTTTCAGCAATGGTTGACGCTCCTCCCACAAAATATCTGTTGCCATCCATTCGCGGGTCAATTGTTCAACTTGTTGCAAAGCAGATTCGGTTACTTGCTGCTCTTGCATTTGCTGTTGTTGAAAAGCCTGTTGTTGAGCCAATTGAGCCTGTTGCTGTTGGTTTTGAATGCTTCCCAAAGTACGCGCACGCGCAAGTTCAAGCGCGTGTTGCTCTGACATTGCCATTTCGTCAACACCACTGCGCAGGTCTGGGAACGCTTGCAAAGGGTCAACGTTCAAACGCTTACCCGTGAGCACTTGGAATTGATACAACTGGTCTTGCAAATAGCGCTCAACTGTTTGCCAGTCTGCTCGTTTGACCGCCTTGGTGTATTCAAAAACAGATTCCAACTCGTTGGGCAACATACCGCAATCAGCGATTCGCTCGCGGAATGTGTTGAGTGTTTGCACATCGGCTTGCATGTTTTGCACATCTTCAACCGAACCCAACGCCTTGTATTGCTTGTTCTCATTGGCTAATTTTTGAAAACGCACATTGGCTTTTTCGCTCAAACCATCGGGCGGGGCATATTCATCCTCGACATCTTCGGGCTTGGTTTCCTGCTCTTTTTTCTCATCCTTTGAGACAGCATCTGGAATATCGGTTTCGCCCTCAGGCGATTTATCAGACCACAGGGCATCTTCCAGCGTTTTAGGTTCACCCGTTTCAACAACGCTTTCGGTGGCGGTGTCCACCTGCTCGGTCACCACCTCGGGCGTTGTACCTTGTTCTAACTCTTGCTCGCTCATTTACTCACTCCTTATGCGGTCATTGCCGCTGGTTGTGCCGCGTTTTGCGGCGGTTGTCCTTGTTGCATTTGTTGCATCTGCATCGCCTGTGGGTCAACCTCAGGGATTAACGCGTCTAAATCAATACGCTCATCAAAGCGCAGTAATGTTTCCTCAAGCAAACGTTTTGCAGCATCCGCCATACTGGTTTGATTTTGTGCGCGAAACTGCGCAATTTGTTGAACACCTTGTTGCAACACAGGCAATAATTGCATCCATTGCTCGCGGTCTTTGAACTTGTTTGGTTTACTCATCGAGCCAGCACGCACAGTCAAATTCAAATATTTAAACGCTTTATCAATTGGCATTTGCTGCCACACCGCATGCGCACCCACAACCTGTTTGACTTCATCATGTGTGTACGTCAGGAGCATAATCTCAAGCGCAAAATTCGCCATTTCACGTATCAAATCCTCCAATGAATCTTGACGCTCCGCCGAGAACGACTGCAAACCCATGTTCATGATTTCGGCTTCTGTTGCGGTCTTGGCTTTATTGATGTACCCACGCGCAGCATCGCCCGAGCGCAAAGCCATCTCCGAATCACGCATAATCATCGCTGGGTCAAACAACGATAGGTTAATGTTAGGGCTTGGGGCTTGCTGAATGTCCTGTGTGATTGGGATGTTTGGATTACCGCCAACGAAAACTAAATCCAGACCTTCAGATGCTTCAATACGTCTGTAGTCCGATTTTTCCATCTCACCGCCCTTACGAGCGACCATTGTGGTTTTTTGTCGGTCACGGGCTTTTTTAATCTTGGTACGCAGCGCGGCATACTCTTCCTGTAATTCATACTGAGTTTCAACATCACTTATTGGATCAAGTGAGCCATCAACTTCGTTGAACCAAAGACAGAAAAACGGATACCAACGCTCACCCACCCAATCAGGTGAGTATGGTTCGCGCGCCCATTTTTTAGAGCCTTTAGCAAAGGTGTACACGGTTTGGCTGTCTGCATCCCACAACTCCCACACTTGTACCAAAGACTCTTGTTCTGATTCGTCTTGTTTGTATTTGCTTTTGGCATCGGTTGGCTCATCAATCATCAGGCGGTTGTTAAAGGTTGACGTTCCTTCGGGCACATCATGTCCGAATGTTTTGCCATAATCAGACTTCGTCATCCACACCCGCTGCGCAATCATCTTGGCTCTGCGATAATTCGACAAGTCAATCAGTGTTGGGTCGATAATGAGAATGTCCTCAGACGGCACTCGGTCAATTACCAAACCTTTTTGCAAGACCACTTCACCCTGACCGCTCAAAGATAATTCAATACTTTCAATTTGCGCACGCAACTCGGCTTTTTTTGCATCATCGTTCGGGTCATCGGCTACCTCTCGGCGCAATGAATCCAATGCGGCAAGGTTATCCTGAGCGTCACGCAATCGACTCAATAATACTGGGTCTTTACCGTACTCTTCCTGTAGCGACAACTTCACCCAGCCAACGCCCGTGGTTAATGCGCTCATCACATTGGACTTCATAACGTCTTTGAGGGTTGAACCGACAAACTCTTTACCGAGCAATGCCTCCGCTGTCTCAGCCATAGCGCGCAAAAGTTGGTAATTCGATGATGCGCCCGCTTGTTTCTCAGGTGCAATTTCAATCTCAGGGTTCTTGGCGTAGACGTTCGGCAACAGTGCGGATAAAGTAGAGAAAATAAAAAATGGATTTACTTCACCCTCGTGTTCTTTTCGCCACTCCTGACCGCATTTGATAGCATCGCGCCATTTTCGGTAATTTTTGAACAAATCGTTTTTATCTTTGAGGGCGCGCTCGATTTGCTTATTGAATTTCTCAGCCAAAGCCTCATCGGCGGGAGACGATGCCTCACGACCTTCATCGTTAAAGTCGTTGTCAATGTCAGATTCGACATCTTCCTTCTTGCCAAACATACCAAACATTTTAGTGAATATAGTGCTCACGCGTGCGCCCCCCATCAACGACTGCAATGGTTTGGAATCCTGAGTTATCAACAAATTTGCGCACATCGGCGATGGTCTCATCCAGCATTGCCTGAGCCGTTGCTGCGGGGTCAGGAAGCGAGCGATTGACTGCTATCAACGTGCCTATTCTGTAACCATCCACACTGAAAAACGCCAAGTCCACATCATCATGCTCGGCATAAAATTCAAATCGCACTTTTGGACTTGACGATTCGATTAAATCTTCAAGTTCTGCATTGGGGTAGGTCTTGATTCGTTCAATGATATTCATGGTTATTGCTTGAATGGCGATACATTAAATGATGCCAATGGATTGGTCAGAGCAGAACTCACGCGTGCGCGCAGATACTTCGCGCCGCCGCATGGAATTTCAGCCGCGTACACTGCGCCAGCCGTAGTGGTTGGCATAATCCCCGTGAGTGCAGATGCTTGGCTACCATTGTTGATTGAGTATTTAATTGCCGTGCCGCCATAATTCACGCCATCAATCGACTGCTCAAAAGTGATTGCGCCCGTTGTGCCCGCGCCCGTTTTCAAAATCACTTTAACCGCATTGTGCTCAATGCCATTTAACGGCAACACAAACTCAGAGTTCAAAGCCTGCAAATTGTTATCCATACCACCCCCGATAAATAATAATCCCATTATTCACGTTTAAAAAAATCGTGCAACCGATTGGTAAACACTCATACATACGGGTCAACCCAGCGTTTATTTTTTGGCTTAACCTCATCCGTCACCATTGGGCGCGTCATACACGCATAGCGAACCGCGTCGGCTGCATGATCCTCTTGGTCTGTGTCCAAATCCTCAATGCGGTCATCATCGTGTTGCAACAATGGCAACGTGCGAATTGTGTGGTGCATTGTGTCAAAGAAAAAAATCATCGGCACACCCTCAGCATTACCAGCGAGCCGTTTGTGCACCTGCGCCCAACCTGCCACACGTGAGTTGTCGGCTTTTGTAAACGTCACGCCATTTTTGCGGAAGATTTCAGCGATGGATTCACCCGTGACCACATTAAAAATGGACGGGTCAGCCACACTGCAACCATTCGTAAAGGATTCACCACGACTGCGCTTAACAATACCTTGAGCCACTTCGGGGTCATTCATTAACAGACCAACGTTCGGCGTGTTGGCTTTCATGCCGTACCACTCTCTATAGAACACCAATGCGCCACGTGGAATGGTTAAATCCTCGTCATTGTGAACAATCGTCACCGTGCCATCGCTCACAGCCGCCCACAAACAAGCGAATGGTGATGCACGCCCCCAGTCATACGCACGTATGCGCGTCCAGTGTTCGGGAATGACGAATGGTTTAATGACGTGTTTATGTCGAGTAAAATCAGAGAAAAATGCGCCCGCTACAATATCCCATTGTCCGAGCATCCAAGCCTTGCGTAACTCTTCATTTCCCTTCGTTGCCGCGAGCAAACGGTTTTTATAGCGAGGGTCTTTCAGTAGCATTAATTGATTGTCATCCGTTTTCGATGGGATGTGCATGTAAGTTAACCCATCTTCTTTGTCAACCCAAGGCGTATAAGATGGTGCAATATCAATAAATCGACTTCGGAGCCATGAGTTACCAACACCTCCCGGGTTAGCGGTCAATCTCATCGAACACGGAACGCCATAAACATTACGCATAGTTGAAATCATCTTATCCAGAGGCATTGGGTTTATATACTCACCAACCTCATCAAGACTGACGTGTGAATATTGATGCCCATGGTATCGCTCATAATCCTTTGGGCTTTCAATGTAACGCATTTTTATTGTCGCGCCGTTCGGAAAATACCAGCAGTTCGATGATGGGTATTCGGCGGATGCGTGAGTTTTATAGGTCGCGCCGCTTGCTGTAAATATTTCTTTCGCGCGAGTCTGTAATTCTTCAAGTTCACCATAGGTTTTACGAAACATTATTCCACGCGATTTCCCATCAAATCTAAGCGCAGCGTCCTCTTGATAACCAAGTTGAAAGTCACTCTTCCCGCCGCCGCGCTCACCACCAAATAGCAAGACGTCGCACCAATCGGCGAGGAACGCGCTCGTTTGATTACCCTTTTGTGGATTCCATACCATGAACTCTTAACCATTCTTCTTTTGATATTTTTGGACGCTCTGGCTCAGGAAGCACAGTGTGAACGATGCTTGTTTTGTCATTAAACATTCCAAGGTGACGCGCAATTGAATCAAGCGCGCCTTTTTTATCAATGAGTTTGATTTTTTTAGTGTAGTCAGGCTCATCTTTGTCTGATTTATCAACTACCACATCAATCCCGCCAATGACTGCAGCAACATCATCGTCAAGTTGGCTTATTTGCTTCAATGTCCCATCATCATTGAACATTCGCCTTGGGTCAAAAAACGCAATCTTTGCGTACTCTTGCAACACGCGCTCTTGGGTAATTTGCGTTCGCTCTGATAGATTTTTTTGAGCCTTTTCAATTGCCTTTTGAATTTCAACATTTTTCAACAATCTTTGACCTATCGAATATGCGGTTTTTTTACTATAACCAGCGCGCTCAGCCGCCTTGGTTGCGTTTAAATCAACCAAATATTCATCAACGAATCGTTTTTGTTTATCGTTCAGATTTACCACTTTCACGCCCGCCATTTGATATTTTCTTCTGTTTTTTCAAATTATCTTGAGTTGGCAAAATGTCCGCTTGCTCCATACCAATACAATTGCCATCATTGACTTTGTCATCGATATACTCGCAATGATGACCTCGATGACACGTATAACATCCGAGCAAATAACTTTTGTTACCGTCAAACCATTTCATTCACCACCCCATCACCTCATACACATCATCCACCACATCCTGAGCACTGATTGACCCGTCATAATGCCCTATGAGTTCTGCGCCGATTCTTGATAGATTAACTAATCTGTACACAGCATTCTCATTTTCTAAAATATGCACTCGACTACACCACAACCACACCCAAGATTCACCCGTACATACTGCCATGTCCTGCGCTCGGTGCGCAACCGTTTGGGCAATAGTGGTCTTTTGCGATTCTCGCGGGCATTTTGGAATAGGTACCGATGGATATTTGCGCATGATTTACTTTCCTAATATTTCATAAACTCTGACCTCAACGCGTGGACGATCACTATATCGCTTCGTGATGCAGTGATTGATTATCTGTTTATCATCATCAAACACAATGCCATTCATTGCATCCTCAATACCTTTTAGAATGTTTGAACTATCTGGCTTGGTGGTTGGGTATTCCTCCCCGTTTAAAGCGCGTGCGCGTTTGATTTTCGACCACGATTTAGGAATTGGCACGAATATGTCCATGTTGAGTTGCACGGGTGACGGACAAATTGCCTTGTTTTCTGTTTTCATCGCATTTCGGGACACAAGCGCAACTTGTTCTTCATACGTTTGGGTTTTGGCTGGCGTGTAAGCGGTGACAAAATTCCCACGCCGTGCAAACTTCGGGCGACCTTTTCCAACAGGTACACCTGCAACTGTGAATGACACAATCAACTTCAACATGGATAATTCCTTCCTAACTCAAAGTCTTTAATCGCCATCCCAATCATTTCAGGTATCTGTGGAATTACCGCGTTTCCGCACGCTCCAAGTCTGTCCACGATGGTGGAAAACCCATCATCACTTCGTATGCGATAGCAATCTGCCGCCCGTCCATCTGCTCTAAAATCATCTTGTAACACGGGTGTATTGTCGAGCCTCCATCTCTCATAATTTTTCGGATTGTGCCTGCTTTGAAGCAGGCTTGGCGGTCGCTCTTGAGTGGGGTAGGAAACAATCCATACGCGCTCTCTGCGATGTGGAGCCCCCATTGCTGACGCTGGTATATTTTCCCATTCCGCATCGTACCCGATGGAGGATAAGGCTCCGAGTACAGTGCCAAACCATCCTCCACGTTGCCAAGATGGTCCAGAAAGGATGTTTGACACGTTTTCCATAATGATGTACTTGGGTCGTAACTCGCCAGCAAGCCTGATGATTTCACTAAACAATCCACTTCTTGTTCCATTTTCCAATCCTTTTTTTAAACCGTTCACCGATAAATCTTGGCATGGGAAACCACCAGTGATTACATCAATATTCTTAATTCCATCACGCTCTAAAATTTGTTTGTTTAATTTAATAACATCATCGTAAACAGGTATATTTTTCCAATGTTTAGCAAGTACTCTTTTGGGATAGTCTGCGATTTCGCAAAACGCAACGGTTTCAAAAAATCCTGTTTTTTCAAGCCCCAAAGAAAACCCACCGATTCCACTAAATAAGTCAAGAACTTTTAATTTGTTCATACTGGATAATCCAATCCAAAATAATGTGCCGATACTTTCATCAACTTTTCAATCGTTCTACAATCAATCATTCCATCCCTCGCTATCGGGATAATTCTTGTGCCCACTCAGCAATAAATAACCAAACACCAAGGCAAAAAACAGCACGCACATTGCGCCGATGATTGCAAACCCATACACCATAAATTCAAAAAAATTCATTTTCTATGCTCCTTAACTAAATCCAACGCTTCCCACTTCAAATTATTCGCCACATCTTGCCCTCGAAACTTCGCAATCAACTCCAATTGTTTCGCCTCCATACCACGCCACATCAACCGTGCAATGTGCCTAACCTCGCACGCATGTCTGTGGGCTTCACCGTTTGCGTCCATCGCATCACGACCTCGCGAACAGTTGAGCATCGCCAACGCACAGCACACCATCTACATTGCGCACGATTTTTCGGGTGTTTTTGATGTGGTGCTCGACCGCTTGAGCCAGCGTGTTTTTCAAATCCAGTTTTGCATAGTTCGACAAAAGCATCTTGGCCGCAGAAATCGACTTCAAACGATAAGCCCATCCAAGCGGTTCAGACATGCGGGTAAAACCCTTGCTTGCATCCTTGGCATCCCTGAAAGCCTGTACTTTCGCGGGGTCAGGTTTGACATACTCTGTGGGTGCTTCGCTCTCAAGTCGCGCTTGAACTTGAGGCACATCACCAAGTAAACCCTTACCTTGGCGTGCCACTTCCTCATCCCATACCTTGGACCACTTCGACTGTGACTGCTTCCAGTCCCCAGTGCGCAAGTCGCCATCGAAAAACGTACCAGCAAAGTACACCGCTGGGCAGGTGTACGAGAAATTACGACCATGGGAACGTTCAATAGCACCACGTACCGCTTCGTGAAATGCCTGTTCGGGAGTAGGCAAGCACATTGCTACGAACTGAGCCAAGGTTGGACACCATTGCGATTTACGAGCACGACGCAAACCATCGGCAACAAGGTTTTTAGGCAAACGGATGACCTCATTTGCCCAATCAGCCTTGACCTGCATCGCACTTTCTTCATCGAAATTGCCGAGTTTTTCAACGACATATTTCGCGCCATGGTATTTTTCGAGGTCTGCAAAAATCACATCAACGGCACTACTGACCTTGATTTTTGCTTCGCCCATCGTATCGCCCCAACCGTTCATAATTCATGCTCCAATGCTTGATAATCCTGCGCTTGCGCCTGTTGCTGCGCCACTGCCTCGGCAAGTGACACATCGTTGAAAGATCGTGGTTTTTTAGGCGATGCACGCGCTTGTGCTTGCAAGTTTTTGGCTCGTACTACCTGCGCTTCAATGATTTTCAGCGAGTATGGGAAAGGCTTTGCAATGCCCTTTTCTACAGCCTCACGGTACGCACCAGCGAACATCGCAGGGGTTGCACCTTTGGCGATTAACTCCGTCACAACTGGGTTTGCAAGGTTCATCTCGGTTGCACTCATACCCTCGGATTTCAAGGCTTGAGCGATTTCACCGATCAATTTTTGAGATTCTGATTTTTCACACACACCGTTTTTTTGGTTTGCGGGCGCAATACTGCTAATGTCTGTAAGGTGTGTGTTAGTAGTATCTAAGTTAGAGTTAAAGTTATAGTTAGAGTAACAAGCAGGATTAGTACTGGATTTTGCCCCTTTGCTCGAACCGTCATCGTTTTGTTCATCAGTCGTGCACTGTTTGTTGTCGGGTTGTTCACAGTTTGTGCTCGAACCGTCATCGTTTTGTTCATCGTCAATATTTCCAAACGGCGGCGGTATTTCGCTCTTAACCTCCATGTGGTGCGGGTTTTGGTGTTTTGTGAAGTTGTTTATTTGGATGTATTTTTTACCATCAATTTCGTATCGGACTAAAAAATTGAATCGAGCAAGGTCATTTAAACCGCTATCGACATCAAAATTATCAGCGGGAAACATTTCCATTTTGATGCGCTTGGGTCTGTCCTCAAGACGACCATCACGATCTGCTAATGTCCACAGCGAAATAAATAAAAGCCGAACTCCGAAATCAAGTTCTACCAAATCCTCGTTTTTGAAAAATGAGGGTTTTATTGTTCTAATTCGTGCCATTTTGTTCTCTCGCTCTATTCCAACAAACACCGCAAAAATATTTAAACTTTACGTGGTCTTTAACTGATTTCGCCGTACACGCAATTTCCATTGATTTTATTGTTTCATCCAAACCTATGATTTCAACAAAACGCCGAACGCTTGTCATTGCGCTTTCAGTCAACGTGTAACCATCGTTAAACCGTTCATAAACTTCGCGCACTTGCTCAGATTGGCTTTCTATGCGTTGCCGTTTGGCGGTTAATATTTCTTGATAACCAATGATTTGCGCTTCGCGCTCCTGAGTGATTCCAGCCTTATCCTTGAGGCTCATTGGAATATCTGATAATTCTTTAGATGACTTACCAAGATTGCACGATTCACACGACGTTATTAGATTGTCTATCTCGTTCAATCCGCCGTGCGCAACTGGTGATATGTGGTCAACGTGTAAAATGACACTTGGTGGATGTGCACCACAATACTGGCAGGTAAATTGGTCACGTTTGAATATCTCAAATCTCAATCTTTTACTTATGGATTTTCGTTTCATCACTCACTCCACAATCTAAACATTTCCATCATGCGCATAAAATTAATACGCGCATGGTCGGTATGGTCAATGTCGCGTTTCCGTTCAACACCACATCGATCTAAAATATATTGATTTGCCTCATCGACATTTTCGACATCGGCAAATTTTTGAAAATTGATGTCTCGCGTCAGCATCCCAGCCTTTTGAGCCAATGCGCCGCCTTTGACATCATCCGCAGTCTGTTCGGATTGCACCACTGGCAACTCATCATCACCAATCTCAACAAGCACCATGGCCAATCTCTGACCTGCTTGTTTACCCTTGCGCGTGGTCATGTCTTTAAGTTTCTCAATGTCCGCCTCATCCGCGCACCAAAACGCCAATTCCGCGCCTGTGTTGTGCTTGATTGCCCAGCCTTTGAGTTGGACTTCGCCTTGAAATACGATGTGTTTTTCGTCCATCACTCATTCCCCAACACTTCGGTGACAAACTCACGCAAGGTACTTTTGAACAACTTAGAGTTATAGGTATTGCGCTTGCCATCGTCCCAATCCAATTTTTCTTTGAAAATCTTGGCGTAGTACACCAGTTCATCGCGTACCTCTTGTGCTACTTGGTGCAAATCAATCTGTGGTTTGATTTCAGTTGGGGTTTTGTTTTTAGCCATCACGCCACCCGCCCAAAAAGTGAACCCTGCGCTGACACTGGCAAGCCCAACAACTCTTGAGGTTTGCGCGTCACAGGGTCTTTACGTGTTCCACGTGCAACCAAAGCATGTTTTGTCATAAGCGAATTAACACGCCCGCAAACCGCATTGATTGGCATACCGATTTTTTCGGACAACTGTTGGCGTGTAAGCACGACAAATTCATTTGTAAACGCCGCCATAACTTCACATTCTTTGGGCGATAGATAGCCAGCCACTGGCAGGCTGTGAAAAGCCTCGATTGAATTGGCGTGTACCTGAGTGCGCATCTCATTCCCCTTTAATCCCTATCAATCCCCGTTGTTCCCAGTTAATCCCAAGCGTTTTGCACGATCCATCTGTACACTGACAGCATGGAATTCACCCACAATCGCTTTTTCAAGGAGCATCGCCCCATGTTCAGCAACATCGTTGTTATCAAGCCCAGCCAATATTCGCAGTCGGTTCAGCATGTCGTCCGACATTTTCAGGCGCAGGTCTTTTTTCTCAAGGCTCATGCCGCGCCCTCTTTGATTTCGGTGTTTTGCTGTTGTTGGAGTTCAGATAAAACCGTGTTCATTTTTTGAAAAATCGTTGACTTGGTATCGTTTTCGCCTTTAAGAATTCGACCAAACGTTGGTTGAGATATTCCTATGCGCTCAGCGGCTTGCGCCTGAGATAAACCTAAAGCCGTGATTTTTTGAGCCACTTTTTGTGCGGTATCAAAAGCCATATAAAACCCTTTCGTATAATTTCCACCAATACTATACGCTTTCGCATTATTTGTCAATGCGATTAAGTATTTTGTTTGCATGTTTTTATGCGATAGTGAATAATTAAGTAGGAGAATAAATATGCCAACCCTAATAGCACGGAACCTTGATGTACTTATGCGCAGGGAAAACACCAACCCTACAAAGTTAGAAAAAGAAACTAAAGTACCTCAACCAACTATTCACCGAATATTGTCTGGCGAAAGCAAAGACCCACGCACTGGCACATTGCAGCCACTTGCTGATTATTTTGGTGTGAGCGTAAGCGATTTGAGAGTTGTTGATTTAAGCGCATCAGGCACAGGTGAACCGCGACAGACTGGTGCTACAATCAGTATCAAAACAGACGAGATGCCAGACCATATCCACGCCATACCGCTACTCAATGCTCATGGCTCAATGGGCGGCGGGGCTTATCCTGATGCGACTGAGTACACCATTGCTGAGATTGATGTGACAGAAACATGGCTCAGGCAGACCTTACCAACCATCTCCGCGCCTGCGAATCTTCGCCTGATGACTGGGCTTGGCGATTCAATGACACCGACCTATCGTAACGGCGATACTCTTTTTGTGGACACTGGGGTGAAAACCATCGACATTGATGGTGTATTTGTATTTGAGTTCAAGGATGTGGTGTACGTCAAGCGTGTGCAGCGCGTCCCCGATGGGCTAAAAATTATCAGTGATAATAAGCAATACGATCCGTTCACCATCGAGCGCGAGAAATATCCTGAAATAATGGTATATGGGCGTGTGCATGGGGCTTTGGAGTACAAGGGGTTTTAATCATTTAATTGGTGAAATTATGAGCGACATACTGAAAATAGCGGCAGAGATATTGGATGAAATCAAGGGCAAGTCAGGGCATATAAACGCTATTGCAGAGACTGCTGTTGCTAAAAACAAAAACATGGGTATGACTCAAGAAGACTTTGCGAAAAAACTATCATCGGCACTGGCGGCGAATGTAAAAACAAAAAACCCATTGTTTGCACGAGTAGTCAGCAAGCGCGACCTACTCGGTAGTGTGTCATATAAAAAAGGTGTTTACCGTTTAAAAAGAACGGTCAAGCCAAAAATAAACCACGCACCAACAGAGCCAGTCGATACCGCTTTTTTAGGCAAGGCGGGCGAGTATTGGGTATTTAGCGAGTTGCTGTTTTGGGGGTTCAATGTATCTATGATGACTGTGGATAAGGGTGTTGATATTGTGTGTGAGAAAAACGGCAAGTACAGCCACATACAGGTAAAAACAGCCACACCAAAAATCGATAACACCTACGGATTTTCAATCAAAAAACACATTTTTACAGCCAACGACAACAACACAACATATTATGTATTTGTCATGCGAAATGGCTCTAAATCAACCTATGCCGCAATACCAAGTAATTATCTATCCATCTTGGTAAAGCAAGGCATTATCAAGGGTGATGGCACACTAAGCATCAACATCACGATCGATGAGAAAGCGAAAAAATACACGCTCAACCATCGCGATATTCTTCCTTTTATTAACAACTTTGAGGTGATATGATGAAAAGATATTTGATAACTTTGGTACTGCTAACGCTTAGCGGATGCGCTGCATTTGTACCAGACTATGCAAAAAATAGGGCAGACACATATGATGCTTTAAACTCGTGGATTGGAGCACCTGAATCTGCGTTAATAGAAACGTTTGGAGTTCCAACATCCTCATACGCAACGGATGATGCAAAAGTATTGAATTACACGCACTACGCAAACCTATCAACACTCGATGGTAGATCGTACACAATAAAATGTTCAAGGAATTTTGTTATAAAAGATAAAAAAGTCGCACGATGGCAATATGATAGTCCCAACGCATGTTTCCAATAACCGACAAAGACAAACAACTACCTCTCCTATCTTAAAGTCAAACATCAACCCACCGAGAGGGTGGGTTTTTTCTTGCCCATTTAGCACGGCTAAATCAACTGTCAACTAAAAAACAACACAAACCGCCCACTTCGGCGGTTTTTTTGCGCCCTTGTGCCGCGAGCGTGGGGGTATTTTGCAGGGAACTTATATGTATTCGCATAAAAAATACGAAATATCAAATAAATATACGTTTACGTATTGACAGTAATAATACGTTTGTGTATTATGGGAACCATAGCAACAACGCACCGAGTTTCGCAACGCAGGGTTGAAATTCGGAGAGTGATTAAACGAGCCGCCCCGTTTACGTTGAATCGAAAGTGTGCCGAAAGGAGCGAGTAGATTGGCTAATAAGTAAGTTTGTTAATTTGTTTTTGAATGGTATTGAGTTGTTTCCTGCGGTCTCTGATGTCTTGTTTTCGCTGGCTTCTGAGTTCAAGGTCTTTTGCATCGTAGTAAGCGTACATAAGCCAATATGCAATCCCGATTAGAAGATAGCAAAACTCAATCCACATCAAAAAAGTTTTACCAAGATTTAAAAGTTTAGACATAGAAACCAAGGAAAACACAATGGCAATGACGCGAACTGAATTGGACAACAAACTCAAGACAAAAAAGCGCCTTGTCCTAATTAGACGAATGATTGTTAGCCTAAATGTTCTGATTATTTTTTGCATGTTTTATCTGAGTGATTTTGCGGTTGTCTTTGTTGGTTTGATTGGCTTAGTGGTGAACATTATTTTATACGAGTACGAAAGCAAACTTCGTAGGAAATACTGGTGATTTAAGAAGTAGGTTTATTGGTGGTGCGGCGTTGAAAGTGAAACGCAATACCCTGCTCATTGGTTTATATGAGCCGACAAGCGGAATGTGGGGCTGTGCAGTCGTAGGGCATAAATCGCAGCGTCCGTATGCTTGAGTGACGACCAAGCCACCACCAATAAGCCTACTTAAACAGTTTTGAGTGCGCCGCCGTTTTTTTTTGCGAGCGAGACATCACGGCAGATTTACCCTCGTGGCGGTGTGCTCAAATTAACAAAGGGAATTGAAATGGCACAACATGGCAGCCCATACGATAGAGGAAGCGCGGATAGATACTACGGGCGCAGTTTCAATCCTCACCACAGATTAAACGGTGAGGAAGTAACCGACCTCACGCCTGAGCAAATCGCAGAGTACCGCGCTGGATGGAATGAGGAATCGGGAAGCAAAGACTGGGGCACGAGAAAAACCCATACGTAGAACTTTCTCGCAGAATTTTTTTAGGAGTGTGACATGGGACTGTTCACCGACAACAACGAGCGCAAATTTTTGGCAACCCAAACAAACGGTGAAAAGCGGCCAGTTGCATATCGAATTGCTTTTGATGGTCAAGTGGTCATCACCGAAGTTGATGGCATCCGTGTGACCGAGCATGACCCATTGCCGCCGCAGTTCAAATTTATTGTGTTGGGCTGGATTGATGATCATCGCAAGGGTTTGCACACGCACGCGGATTTCACCGATGAATACGCTTATTCAGATCCCGAAATCGACACACTTATTTTCTCACCAACATTCGGCGTGGCGGTTGAGCAGGATTTGTACCCTGTCCATCTGTTTGCCGCTTAAACCAACCAAGGAAAAACCATGAGTAACGAAATCACAACCGTAACGGCCAATGAATTTGGCATTGGCTCTGTAATGTCAGATAGTGGATTGTTTGACAGAATGTATCAATTGGCAGAGGTCATGGCATCGTCGAAAATGACTGTGCCGAAGCATTTACAAGGCAACGCTGGCGACTGTATGGCAATCGTCATGCAGGCATCACAATGGAAAATGAACCCATTTGCTGTGGCACAGAAAACCCACATCGTGAATGGGAACCTGGGTTACGAAGCGCAACTTGTCGCGGCAGTCATTAATTCAAGCGGTGTGGTATCTGATCGTTTTAGTTTTGAATGGAAAGGCGATTGGGACAGATACGATGGAAACTCGCCCGACAGAAACCTTGAAAAAAGCCTTACCGTCATTGTGTCCGCTACCATCAAGGGTGAAGCAGAACCGCGCCAGTTGGTGGTGTCTATGTCACAAGCGACCGTGCGCAATTCGCCACTGTGGAAATCTGATCCAAAGCAACAATTAGCATATTTGGCTCAGAAAAAATGGGCGCGATTATATGCGCCTGACGTAATCCTTGGCGTTTACTCCGCAGATGAGTTTGATACTGTCGTGCCGATGAAAGATATATTGCCCGATGGTGAAATCAAGAAAAACGAACCATCTATGTTCCCAACGGAAATTTTTAACGAAAAATTCAGTATATGGGAAAACACTATCAAAAATGGCAAAAAAACCGCTGATGAAGTCATCGCAAAGCTTGAAACCAAGGGCAAGTTGACCGACGAACAACGCGCTCAAATACTCAAAGTTAAAAACATCGTGATTGATACAGAACCTGCGATTGATGCTGACGGTGTTGTCGAAAACACGCCGCCTGTTGAGTATGACGACGATAACCCATTTAATTAACCAAGGAAAAATAATGCAAACAATTAACCTTACCCAAGGAACACCCGAGTGGCACGCGCACCGCCGCAATCACTGGAACGCATCAGACGCACCTGCCATGCTCGGTGAATCACCATACAAAACTCGTGCGCAACTAATCAAGGAGTATGCCACTGGATTGACGGACGAAGTGGATGCCGCAACACAGAAACGTTTTGACGCAGGTCATAAATTTGAAGAACTGGCACGCACCGCAATGGAAGTGCAGATTGATGAAGCACTCTACCCATGTGTTGGTGTTGATGGCAAATACTCAGCCAGTTTTGACGGCATAACGATGATGGAAGACTTGGTTTTTGAACACAAGACTATTAATGACAGCATCCGCAACGCCGAGAATATCGAACAATTGCCATTGCACTACAAAATCCAAATGGAGCATCAACTGATGGTGAGCGGTGCGCACGTGTGCTTGTTCGTTGCATCTAATTGGACAGACGACGGTGAATGTTTAGAGCATAAGCAATTAGAGTACAGAATAGACTTAACCATGCGTCAGCGCATTATTGACGGCTGGGCGCAGTTCGAAAAAGAAGTTGCAGAATACACGCCCGAGGTCGTAGAGGTGCAAGCCGTTGGCACCGCACCTGAAACGTTACCTGCGCTCAATATTCAAGTCACAGGCATGGTCACAGCGTCAAATATTGACCAATTCAAAGCCCACGCCCTTAGCGTGATTGGAGCAATCAACAAAGACCTGCAAACCGATCAAGACTTTGCCGATGCAGAAAAAACCGTCAAGTGGTGTAGCGACGTTGAAGCACGTCTTGCGGCTGCCAAAGACCACGCATTGAGCCAAACAGCCAGCATTGATGAGTTGTTTAAAGCCATTGACGACATCAGCGAAACCGCGCGCCAAACACGCCTTCAACTTGAGAAACTGGTTAAAGCGCGCAAGGAATCAATCCGCACAGAACTGGTTACCGTAGGTCAAAACCAACTAAACGAGCACATCAAGGCAATCAATGCGGATTTGCGTGTGGTGTCTATGCCAGCGATAGCCGCAGATTTTGCAGGCGCAGTCAAAGGCAAGAAAACCATCGACAGCCTGAAAAATGCGGTTGATGCTGAATTGGCCAACGCAAAAATCAAAGCGGACGGCGTGGCACGTGAAATTCGAGCCAATCTAAAAACATTGGATGAAGTCGGTTCAGAACACAAGTTTTTATTCAACGACTTGCAATCCATCATCACCAAGCCAGCCGATGACTTTGCCAACGTTGTGAAAATGCGCGTGTCAGAGCACCAGCAAGCCGAAGCCAAGCGCATTGAAGCCGAGCGAGAAAAAATCCGTGCCGAGGAGCAAGCCAAAGCCGAACGCGAAGCGCAGGCGAAATTGAGCGCACAGCAAGCGCAAGTACAGCAACCTGAACCAGTTCCACAACCAGCACAAACAATCGCACCAGCGAACGCTAAAACTGAGCAAACGGGCGAACCGACATTAACCATCGGCATGATTAACGAGCGCCTTGGATTTACGGTCAATGCTGAATTTTTGGCACAACTCGGATTTGAGCCTGAACAGGTTGGAAAGTTCAAAAAATACCATGAACATGACTTTTTGGAAATGTGCGCACGGATTGTCCGACACGTCTATGACGTACAGCAAGGTTTTGTAAAGGCGGTTTAATCCACCAAACCTAACACAACGAAATTTATAAGTTACTTTAACCACCCGAAAGGAAACACCATGAACCCATCAACATCACCCGAACGTCAAGACGTTATCAACATGACCATCGACACCGTAGGGCGCGACATGCTGTCTGCGATGATCGATGAACTGCGCAATCAACCAGACGTTTGGCAAAAACTCAGCGAGGACAAACAAGGTGAGGTCATCGAACGATTAACCAAGCGCGTGAAGTCAAACGTTCAAACTGCGGTACACCTCATTGCATCAAACGGCAACAACACCATCGTTGCAGACCTCGAACAAGTCGTGATTAAAGACGGTGTAAAAGCCGTGTTCAAGGTTGGCATGGGCAACCCTGCTATCGAAGATGTATTTAACGGCGTAGGCAAGCCATTTTTATTGTCCGTATCTCGGGCCAGTGATTTTATCGGCGGTATGGATGGTGTCAAACCCGACCCCGATCAATACGAATTGAATGATGGTGACGGCACTTTTGTCAATGTGACCGAAGACGGCAGTGTGATTGATGCAGAACTCACGCCGATGTTGCCACACGAACCAAGCGAAGACGAAGCAGCATAATTTTTACCACAAAAAGGAGTTTTACCATGATTGAATTTAAAGCAATTTTGAGCGTAGAAGCAGCAATTGTTGCTGTTGAGCGCAACGGCTATGCCCTGCGATACGTCCCCGATGAACTCAAGAGCGAGGCTGTTTGCGCTAAGGCTGTTGAGAATGACGGCGAAGCCCTGCGATACGTCCCCGATGAACTCAAGAGCGAGGCTGTTTGCGCTAAGGCTGTTGAGAATGACGGCGAAGCCCTGCAATACGTCCCCGATGAACTCAAGAGCGAGGCTGTTTGCGCTAAGGCTGTTGAGCGCAACGGCTATGCCCTGCAATACGTCCCCGATGAACTCAAGAGCGAGGCTGTTTGCGCTAAGGCTGTTGAG